ATTACAATTAACTTCAACTCCAGAAAATTTACCTTCTCCTTTAGGTGTTACTTTTGTAGTTTCACCACTAGCCTCAGGAATAATCTTTATTTGTCCATTTTTAAAAAATTCTTCCAATTTCACTCCGCCAACCTCTTTTGTTTTTAAAAAGTTTTCCATCGCCTTAATCCTTCTTTCCGATAACTTTTGATTATATCCCACGTCACTTAACGCCGATGCTGAACCAAGAACGGTTATAGTCATACTTAACGCTTGTTTTTCATTAAAAAGTTTATAAGTATCGGTAATAAAATTTTTTTCTCCTTCTGTAAATTTTTTGTAATTGTTTTCTATCACACTTTTGAAAAAAGGTTCTACTTCTCTATTTTCAGTACAATAAGTTTCATTTTTTTTACAAAAAGGTGAATCAGGGTCAAAATATGTTTTCGCGTTTTCAACATATTTTTTTTGCATTGTTTCAGTATTGTACGATTTATATAACGGTTCGTAATTCGCGTTTGTGTTTGATGGTTTAGGAATATCGTTTTCAAAATAAAATGATAGACCTTCGTATTCAGTTTTAAATGTACTAAAATCAGGCGTTACCGTGGTTGCAATACCTTTTGTATTTTCCGCCGGATTAGTCTCCCCATCAATTGGTAAATCAGTTTCAATACTCCTGACTAATTTTGATGCCTCAACGTCAGTTAATCTTGGGTTACTTAGTTTTTCCTGTATTAAATACAAGTCTTTAGACGGTATTCTATTGAATTTTTTTGCTAATTCGTATATATCGAATTTAACACATCCCGCAAAAAATGAATCTAAAATTGAATTAACTCTTTCTTTATTAGCACCTTTTAATTGTTCTTCAACAATTAAGTTTAAAACTGAAGGGCTATCAACAATTATTTTCCAAGAAATACTTCCTGTTCTTTGTGTACTTTTGTAAGTATATATCGGTTCAGGTCTACCCATAAATTCGTTGGGTGTCCATCCCGCGCTGCTTGTATCATTAAATTTTAAATCATATGGTGGAAACCACATCACTCTACCTCCATTAGGTCCCTTTTCACAAACGGGTAATTCATCATAAGTAAAACCGGGTCTACTAGATGTCCTCCACGCCAAATTCTCAATTGAGAACATATATTTTTTAGCATATCCTCCTCTTCCAAGTGGGTTGTTTGCAACTATATTAGTTGAGTTTGGATTTTTTAGTGGCGCAATATTTAAATTAAAAGTGTTATCAAAAACTGAATTTGTAAATCTTCTTCCTGATTTAGTAATACCGTCAGTTTTTTGTAAGTCAGCGTAAGTATAATATGGTGTGTCTTTAGTAAAAACTCTACAATATTCAATACCTTTTTCATCTCCAGTTGTAAAATCTTTATAAGATACGACTTGAGAGCCCTTTGTCATTTCTTTATACCCATCATTAAAAACTTTACTAACTTGATTAATCGCATTACCAACATGTTTTAATCTTGTTATTCCCGCAACATTATCGGCAGAATTTATTAATCTTTGGGTTTGGTCTAATATTGAATTTTCTTTAAAGGTTATATTAGTAGACTCATTACTTTCATAAGCACTACTGATTAAATTATATTCCTCATCTAAACTTCCTTTACCACCACCTGGTGTTGCGTTGTATCCGGCGGCTCCTTTGTATTTAGGGGAGACCCAAACAAATTGACCGTCAATTGTTCCTCCGTCATTTAAAGTTTTTCCCGCTAAACCAAAATTTAATTGATTTTGATTTCCTTCGTATAATATCGCCAATTCTGAAGGACCGTAAACCGGAGCCATTACTTGTTGTCCAACAGGGTTAACGGGAACTTGATTTGGTGGAGATGTAATAGTTCCAGGTTCAGCGTTTCTACTACCAACATAATAAGAACTTACTAACGTATCATTTGCCGCGTTGATTAAACTAACGGCTAAATTTACTACTCCTTGTGCGATTCCTAAAATACCTCCATAATTTTTATTATACCCAGGTTGGTATCTATTTAAATCTAAAGTATTAAACAATACTGACCTTTGAGCATTACCAGTATTCGCTAAAAATATTTCAGACGGATTTCTAAATTTATTAAGTATCGGTCCTAAAAAACCACCTGTTAATTGGTTTACAGTATTTAACGCTTGAGATGCTTGTTGGTAAACTCCTCCGTTTATTTGATTCTCATCAAAATAATCTCCGGGTATTGGTGAAACAGGCCAATACGCTCCCCCTAATCTGGTTAGGAAATCGGCCGCAGCGACTAATGGATTTTCAGGTCTTGTAATCACCCAATTTCTATAAACCAAAGGTTGTTGTCCCGCTGCAATCAAACTGGCTTGAAAAGGGTCTGATAAACCTTGAGTATTTAATAATCCTGTTGTGTTTTGAAATATTTCAGTGTCGACTCTCGCTTGTAACGACTCTCTTAATTTTTGAGCTCCTAATCTAGCAATATAAGAATCATTAGATAATGTTCCGTTAGTTCCTGAAGGATTGTCCGATAATAATATTTGATATGGAGTATAACTTGATGGTCTAAAAGACGGTGGTTCCCAATAAGGTTGATATATTTTATTATTAACTTCAACATCGTCAACAATAACCATGTTATCATACCCCCCTTGTGGTAGATATTTGTTTTCAATCGCCGCAGTATCAATATAAAATTCGTTTAATAAATCTAATTTTGTATCATTTGGGTCGTATTCTCCTTGATTGGAGGTAACAGGGCTTGCTAAATTATTGTATGTAATACCAACTTGATATCCTCCGTTTGGTCCGTATTGATTTAATGGATATAATTGTTGTGCGTATGGGTCTGTGTTAATTAACTCACCGGGCGAATCTATTACGTTAGATACTGTTATTTGAGTTTCATAATTTACATCTCCAACTTGTGGTCTATAAAACCCTGGAACACTATACGGAGGTAAATTTTTACCCATTAAAAGTGTTCTAAAACTTGTTGTTGACGCAAAAGAAAGAGGACTTGACATACTTTATATTTTTAATATAAATAGATTCAAATTAATTTTTTTATTTTTACTTTTTATTCGGTATTCCTGTTAATCCTCCGTTAGTGATTAAATCATTCAACGATTTGTTTACCACATCTTGAAGTTCTTTATCTTTAAAGGATGTTTTCAACATTTCTAAAAGTTTGTTTTCATCTATATTACTTGGAGTATCTTTTAAATCGTGAACAATTTTAATAGTAACTTCTAAAGGTTCGTTTGGTTTTTTATTAGTTTCTGTATTAATACCTTGTGACACTTTATCAATGTCTTCTTTTGTTTTTTGGTCAATAATATTTTGAGTTTCGACTGATTTGGTTTTAGAGTCAGGTTCTTTACCTGAAATTTTACCATACACACTTTCAAGTACTTTAATAACGTTATTATTTGATGCTACTAATTTTTTATACTCTTCGTTAAAAGTAACCGGTATATTTTCACCGGCTTTTTTTAATGAATCTGATAAAGTTTTACCAGCCTCTTCTACATTTTCAGCGGCTTTCTTAATTTTTTCTTCAAAAGAACCTTCACCCGTTAATGATGTTATCGCCCCTGTAAAAGCGTTATAACTTTCATCAATTACCTTTGTTTGGGTTTTAGTATCTCCACCTAAAGACGCTCTAAATGCTGCTCCTGATACATTTGACGACGCTCGAAATAAATCAAACATATCTTTACCAAATTTACTACCCCCAGCGGCATACCCTATTTGTTGTCCCGCCTCAATATTTTTAGAAATTGTTTGTAGTGTTGTTAATTGTTCTTTAGCCAACTCTTCCATTGATTTTGGTGACATCAATTCTTCAAGTTTTTCAGGAGATTTTTTAAATTCGTTTATCGCTTCTTCCATACCAAACTCTTTTCCGTCAATCTTTATTGTGTATTGACCGTCTTTATTCATTTGAGCAATGTTTGCAATAAAACTTTCTTGTTCTTTACTAAACGCATTTTCAGGAAATCTAATTTTAGTTAATTTGTCATCAAGTTCTTTACCCGCAATGGCCATCCTACTTAATTCCCCATAATTAATATTCAATTCTCTAGCAATTTCTTGTAGTCTTAATTTAGAACCCGGCATAATTTCAAATCTACCTTTGTCACCCATAGTAACAAATTGTTTTGTCATTTCCGCAATTTGATTTTGTAGTTCGGCAGGGTCATTTTGTCCCATCTCCATTAATCTTAATGGGTCTAATAAATCACTTTGAGCAACTCCTAATCTTTGCATCGCCGCCGCCATCTCAATCGCTTGTTCAGGATTAAACATTTTTTCCGCTAATCCTAAAGTTGTTTTCATATCAACTCTTAAACTAACCGCTTGTGCGGCCATTTTCGCTAATCCATCAACTCCTCCTTGAAAATTAAACTTATTTAAATAATCTAAATTTGTAACTACTTGTTTTGAAACCGCTTGAGCGTTAAGTCCTTGTTGTCTTGATATATTAACAACACCTTCCATCTCTTCTTTAATGTGTGCGGCGGACATGCCAGCGTCTTTAAAGTTTTTAACTAATGTTGCGGATGTTTCACCAACAACTTGAGATGTTGCGAATAAACTTTCTACGATTTCATTACTTGATACAACGTTTCTTCCTAAATCGGAAGATATCGCCTTTTGAATTTCAGCGATTGAGGTTAAATCCCCTCCCATCAATGTGATTGTGGTTAGGGATTCAGTTAAACCTTTACTTATATTTAGAACGTTTTCTCTACCAGAACCAAACTGTTTTGACAGTTGAGCGGCTTGGTCTTCAACCTCGTTCATTTGTTTAATAATGGTTTCAATATTAAAAGCCTTTTTATATTCTTCTTGAATATCAGATAATAAATCACCTAAATATTTACCAATATTTTCTAAAGGATTGTCTTGAGCCATTTAAACTTTTTATTAATAAATATCTTAATTAGGTTTTTGGAGTATTATTCTCGATAATTTTATCCACCAAATACTTTCTAGTATATGTTGGCATAGACATAAAATCTGAATAAGAAGTTCTTAGAAACTTCGCCATGATGTAATATTCGTCAAATAATAATTTACGATAATCAGAAGAAAGGCCGAAAAAATTCAACCCCAAAGGCAATCTCTGTTGTTACCAATTCTCCTGAAGGGGCTTTAATAGTTTTAGTTAAGTCTAATGAAGGGATATTTTCTTTTAAAAAATTTCTAATATATTTTGAATCGGCAATTGGTAATGAATCTATAAATTTAGCGATATTCCCTTTATCGGAGTCTCCATTAATTTCTTGTATTTGTTTCATTAATCTCCAATTAATCTTTGGAGCAACTCTACCCGCGGGATATTGTTCCACCATTTTTTCAATTTCCATAGCCTCTCCATATGATATAGGTCTTAATTTAACGGTAACATTACTTTTTGGTAACGTGGTTGTAAAAAAACCATTTTCGTCAGGTTTTACATTTGTTTTTTTAATATTTAATTCGTCTAATAAAATTTCGGTCGTAAATTTTTTATCCGTTTTAGGGTCGGTTAAAGAAACTTTATATTCAGGTCCGAATGAAGTATTTCTCAAAAATAATAACAACGCCTCAATATCACTTTCTAAAAGTTCATCAGGTCTAAGTTCAGGTTCATATAATTTACCTCTAATTAAAGACATAACCACATTATCCCTATCACCTTGTATTGAATTTATTAATATGTTTTCATCGTTAGCGGTTAAATACCCCATTTTAACTGATTTCTTTTTTGACTTATAAAATACACCACCTGTTGGTAATTGAACAACATCGTGTGGTAAATTAAAATTTTCGGTCCCTGCTTGAATTAATTTTTCATCCATTTTTAAAAAGTTTTTATTATTAATAATATTCTATTATTCTTTAATATAAAGAGTATAAATAAAAAATCCCACACATATATGTATGGGATTAAATTATTTTTTATCAAAAAATTAATACACTAATATACATCTATCCATTTGGAGTGTTGCACTAATTGTTGCAATAGCATCTTGAGAATAGGCTAAAGAATCAAAGTTAACTGAAGTTAAGAATGTTCCTTCTAATACCCATTTTTCAACAACAACTCCTGTCGGGTCTAACATTTCTAAGTTAACATTTTTTTTGTATCCCGCTGCATAACCCATACGACCTGTAACAGATTCAGCACATAAACGAACCCACTCCATTAAAGCTTGTGATGCCGATGGTCCTATTGGGTCTCTAAATTTAACATTAATAGTATTCCATTTAAATCTACCAGCAACATATGTTGAAGTATTTAAGAATGGAATTTCAGGTGCGTTAACTGTAAAA